TTTCAGTGCTGACATGCTTGTACTCCTAGCCCCACGCCTTGACTCGCGAGGCATCTCTATAGTCGATTTTTCAGTTTTCAGTTTTCAGTTTTCAGTTTTTCGATTTTCAGTTTTTCGCATTTAGTTTTGTAGACGGATTACGCCACTCTTTGTACGGCATCTTTCCGTACAAGAACTATAAAGCCAATCGAACAAACTTTCAACTGATTGTTTGTCCTGTGAGCCAACACCCGTACTGCCTATCATTTCACCTTTACACCGTAGCCGTAGGCATTTAGGCTATATCGCATATAAGAAAACAAGTTGTTTCATACGACAATAATTCACGCAAAGGGAACTCACCAATGACCAGGATCATTGTGGTTGGCGGCACAAAAGGCGGCCCAGGCAAATCTACCGTTGCCCAGCAAATTGCGGTATGCCTCAAAGTTAAAAAGAAAAAGAAGACTCACGTCACCGACATTGATATTCAGCGCACCACAACGAGCTGGTGTGAAGACCGTCGCCAGAACGAAGATCTTGAGCTAATCCCGTTCGCATACGTTCAGGACGACATCGTCAAACACATCAAATCGCTGAAGGGACGCTACGATTACGTCGTCATTGATGCGGGTGGTTTTGACTCCGAAATTCAGCGACAAGCGATGCTGCTGGCAGACTTCATCATTATCCCGCTTCGCCCTAAGCGTCGTGATTTGAAATCCCTGCGTGATATCGACCCGATTATCGACAACGTTCGCAACGTGAACGAGACTGTGAAGATCCGCGCGGTAGTGAACCAGTGTCCGTCACTGCCTTCCCAGGCGTCACGTATTCTGGCGGCGAAAGAAATTGTCGAGACATTCGGCATCGAGGCTGCGCCGGTTAACCTGTACAACCGTAACGTTTATGACGATGCGGAAGAGGCGGGTCGTTCTATCTTTGAAATGACTGGCGCCGAACGCGATAAGAAGGCAGAAGCCGAGTTCGAAGAGTTTGTAGATTACATCATGAGTCTGGAGGAAGAATAATGTCCATGAGAATGGGAGACCTTGCAAAGCGCAAAGATCCGGAAGAACCGGTAAAAAGCAGCACCCCAATGCGCCAGCCAGTCAGACCGCAGGGGCGTCCGACTCGTGGGAAAGAGAAGATTAAGAGCCGCACAATGTCGCTGGAAGACGAGTACTTCGATCTGCTGGAGATGATGAAGTTCATCCCTCGTTTCGAGAAGTTCACCCGTTCTGACGTGATTCGTGCAGCCATTTTCCATCTGGCAGAGAAGTCGCCGCAGGAAATCGAAGACATCGTGAAACTGAACGAGGCGATCACCGCTGCCGACGTCACGATGCGCACCGATGAAATCAAGCGTGAGCTGATGAAGAAAGGCTAGTTATGATGAAGCGAACACAAACCGCTTGTGTTCGCTTCATCTCAAATTTCGTTTTTTTCGAATGCTGATATCACACCGGCAAGAATACCGAAATCAGCGCTAGGCCAATCAGTAAGCAGACTCATATCATAATCCGTTTTATCTAAGTCCCAAGTTCCCCTCTTGAAACAACATTTTTGGATTTTAATATTGTTATCCAAAATGCCATTTCTTAAATTATCATTTTCGAGTGCTGTAAGTTCAAAATCCTCATTGTTGATTCCTATGAATATCTCTTTAATAATATTTGTGCCTGGCGCCTTGTATATATAAAACCTATCTTCTTCATCATCACCGATAGGTATCAATTTGTCACTTTCAATAACAATTCGAACTTCTTTCTCATATTTCCAATGTTGGCTTTTTCTAAATAAGACCTTTTTAACTATATCCTTGTTTTTAAAGTTTTTATCGGAGATGATGACTCTGGATTTGTCTCGTTCATCGAGATAATCAATACCCCCTTCATTCGCAGTGATTAAACAAAGATTCTCATCGTGAAACCCTGCTAATTCGGTATCAATGCCAACAACATAACCTCTGTGGTGTTGAGCATAGTGAGACCACATTAGCACTTCTAAAGGTGATCTTGATAAGCATAGACTGGCTAGGTCTGAATTGATCTTTGAGCGAAACGTCAAATGCGCTAGCGAGTCTTCATCTTCAGAGGCAAACGATACACCGTAGGTTTCGAAAGGATCATTGAACTGACCAACTGGAGTAAATTTGAAGCTGGTTGCGTCATGATCAAAAAACAGTTTTAAAGTTTCTTCTGGGACGTATTTGTACAATATCATCATGTCGCCTTTTGTTGAGGTTTAGAAAGGATTATGCACTTTTTTGTGTTTCATTACAGCACTCAGAATCTGGTGGAGACTTCGAGTTCAGAACCTGCTTCTGTAAATAAATACTAAGTTACTTATTATTATTTATACGGAAGCAGGTCTTTTTCTATGCCAACTTCTCAGACACATTCCCTTCCGTTTCCACTTCCAAAAGCTGTCTCCAGTCGCTATGATTCGCTCATTATGATAAGTAAGTATCTACCTACCAGGCGGAGCACATGAGCCAGATCTTCTTTAACACTATTAACAACGATCAGTACGACTTCATGACCGAGTGGGACACCACAGTCATGGACAAGTGGGTGGCCGAGAATATTGGGCTGTCACGCTGCAAGGATGAGGCGGAGTTGTTCGAGACAAAGTGGTTTGATTACCGCGACATGCACCCGCTTATGGCCACATGCCTCTTCACTGAGGCATACAAGCGCCAGTACTCATACATCATGCTGTCGCATGGCCGCGAACACTATGAGACGGCCCCATTCACAACCGGTTTGAAACGTGTGCCGTATCAGGAGCTGTCGACGGCGAACAAAACGTCTCTCTGGAAAGCACGCCAGTTTGCCGACCAGTACTGCTGTTCTTATGACTACTTCATTTCTACCGTTCTTTCCGCAGCTGCACGCCGTCTGTGGGACAAATTACCTCGCCCTCAGCATCTCTGGCAGCCCGAGCTGATCGAGATATTCGAAGAGAAGTTAGCCAAACGCGCTGTAACCCGTCTGGATGACTCTCTGGTGAGTTTTAAGCATCTGGGAGACATGCAGCACGACCCGATTCAAGAACGCTATTTTGAGTGGGTTCTGGAGCGTCTGCGTGGCATTACCCGAGACAAACGTGTCCGCATCATCTTCTCCGCTGTCTGGTTGATGGAAATCGTGCCTGAGCGTGTGATTTACGCGCACTTCCCGGAAGAACTGGAAGAAGCACGGCGATTCTGTTGATCCCCTATCTGGCTTTTTTAGTATTAGAAAACAAATTGTTTAAGCACCAAAGGAAAGCACATGACCGAACTTTGCCACACAGGACGAGGGTTGTCTGAAGAGTTCGACGACGACTTCCAGAATCGACTCGCAGCCTACTTCTGTCGCGACCATGAGTTTCTGACTCGCGCCGGTGATCTGGTTGCGCCAAACCAGTTCTCCAATGCGGCCAACGCCATTCTGGTGAACATGGTGTCGGGCTACTACAGAATGTATAAGAGCGCACCATCATCGTCGGCCATACTCGACATGCTCAAACGCGCCAAACGCGATAAGACGATCCGCGAAGAGCTGTTCCCCGACGTCGTTGAGGCGTTTAAGCGGATTCTCGCTGAGAAGCTGTCAGACACGGCGTACATGGTCGACCAGGTCGCCACGTTCGCCAAAAGCGTAGCATTCGACGACGCGCTGATTAAAGCGGCTGAGATGAAAGAGAAGGGCGATTTCCAGGGCGCGATGGCAATCATGGCCAAAGTCCAGCAAATCGGCTCTAACGAAGCGACCGGCATTTACGATTACTTCTCTGAATCAGCAGAGCGTTACAAGGCGCGTGAGTACGAAGCATCCGACGATTACGTGCCAAACAGCATCACAACGGGTCTACCGCTGCTCGACAAGCTGCTTTACCAGAAAGGCTGGGCAAAGCGTGAAATGGTGCTGTTCATGGGCTTCGCGAAGTCTGGTAAATCGACGGCGATGGGTGAGTTCTCCATCAACGCCACGCTTGCCGGTTACAACGTCCTGTATCTGTCGCTGGAAGTTCACACCTCCATTCTGTCAGATCGCTTTGACGCCCGTCTGTCTGAGACCGAAATGTCCAAGCTGGTGGAGCGCCGCGACGACGTCCATCGCAAACTGGCAGAGCTGGGCGCGACGAAAGGCGTGGGGAGCTTGTGGATTGTTGAACGACCGTCCGGAAGCATGTCGCCTGCAGATCTGGATCGTATGTTGGGCAGCATGAAAGCCAATGGCATGATCCCCGACATGGTCGTGGTCGACTACGCTGACCTGATGCGTGCCAGCTACGACCTCCGCGACGACCGCGCCAACATTCGCAGCATCTACACTGACCTGCGTGCGCTGTACGACAAACACAACGTTGCCGGCATCACTGCATCGCAGACTAACAGGGAAGGTGGTGCTTCAGAGGTGGCTACAATGATGCACGCAGCGGACAACATCGAGAAGGTGCGTATCGCTGACCTCGTTATCACGATCAACAAAACGGAAGAGGAAGAAGCGAAAGGCGAAGCGCGTCTGTACTTCGCTGGTTCACGTAACCAGAAAGGCGGCGTAAGCATCCGCGTTAAGCAGAACCTCGAACAAATGCGATTCATCGAACGCATTATGGACGTCCTCTAAAAAAGAAGGCGTGGGGAAACGCTCTCCACGCCGGTCTCCATAAGAGAACAAATTTTCTCTTTTGCCAAAGCCACAAAAGAAAAAACACATGAGCCTTTATGGTATTCAAATACCGAGGCTTATCAAGATATTACCTGCAAAAAGTAGGGTTAAGAACGTGAGCGACTTGAAAGAATTACTGACCGAGCTGGATTTTGAACAATGGCTCGATATGGAAGGAATCATCTACCGTCGTGGTGGCGTCAGTACTCGTGGACGTGAGGTGAATATCAAGGAGTGTCCGGTATGCGGCAGCTCAAACTGGAAGGTTTATTTCAACCTGACCAATGGCGTCGGCAAATGCTTTGCTGGTGATCATCCCGAAGAGATTCAGTTCAACAAGCTGGTCTTCCTCAAGCACTACAGCGGCAAATCCCGTCGCGATTTTGAAGAGTTCGTCCAGAACGCGCTGATCTCACAAGGATGGGCGCCGAAGACGGAAGAGGTCGTGCTGGCCAGCAAGGTTGAACTCGAAGGGCCAGTAGCTCTCCCGCGCCATTACGAACTCCCCATTGACGGTCGTCTTCCTGATTATCTGGTGGAGCGCCATATCTCCCCGGAGCTGGCCAAATACTTTGATCTGCGTTACTGCGTCGAAGGCAAGCACGCATACGTCGATCCGTACACAGACCAGGTCAAAGGGCAGGTGTTTGATATGCGCATCCTGATACCGGTTTACGATCTGGATGGCGTGATGAAGACCTTCCAGGGGCGTGACATTACCGGTGCAGCAGAACGCCGTTATCTCTTCCCCATGCAGCTGCCGGCGTCGGGTAAGTTTCTCTACAACGGCCACAATGCAGTCGGAAAACAAACGGTCGTTGTGTGTGAAGGGGCATTTGACGTAATGGGCGTGAAGCGAGCCATCTTCGACGAAGAGACGCTGCGGGATTATGTAGAGCCAATTGGCACGTTCGGGATGCACTTGTCCGGAAATATGAATGAGGACGCTGAAGATCAGTTAGGCGCGTTCCTGACGCTCAAGGCGCGTGGATTACGCAACGTCATCATGATGTGGGACAGCGAAAAGCAAGCGATCCGCAACACCATGTCAGCGGCCAAACGTCTCACCAGCATCGGACTGAATGTCAAAGTGGCCTGTCTGGGCGAAGAAGGTCTCGACCCCGGCGACGCGACGCCAGAGCAGATACTAAAAGCCTATTATCGTGCCAAGCCGTACTCCAGACAGTTGGAGCTACAAAGCAAGGTACTCGGCATTAAAGCTCTTGTATAAATTGCACGCCTTTAATGATAAGTAGATACATACTTATTTTTCTGTAAGAATATGCTCGACGAAGGAATTGAGGAACCTTTATGAAAGCAGATATTCAGAAGTCCGTTACCGAAATTATCGACAAATCAGGCGTAGAAATTGATACAGAAGAGCGCCAGAAGATTATCGATGAGGCGATCCAAACTGCGCTGGAGCACATCGCCACGTCTGTGAGCACAGCACCTCTTGGGGAAGGCTCGAAATACATGCGGGTATGGGTTCGTTTTGGAGAGTCCCCGGAGCTGCCTGGTGTTAAACAGAAACGCGCGGCACTCGTGGCGTTCACTCGCAAAATGAAGGACGCAACGGTCGAAGTACGTGCCGGTGCATGGTACGACGGTCGCGTTGTCTACACCAATCAGGCGGTGTGTGATGAAGGTGAACGATTTGAGGAAATTGTCGACGCAACTCTTCGCGCGATCAAAGGCAGGGCTGGTGTAGAGGATGATCCGTCTATCGCGGCGTTCCTGAGCATTGTCGAACTGCCTGAAGTTACCGAACGCGTTACCGATCTGACAACACCACCTGGTTTGCTGGAATTGGTGGTCAGTGGCGATACCAAAAAAGCCGTTGAGCGCATTCGTGAGGTGGAATACGGCATCATCTGCGATATGTGCCGCAGCGACTTAGACCTGGTGCGCATCATTGTTGACGCGGGTCAGGCATGTGACGGTGTGCTCGCCAGTTTTGCAGGGCAGGTGGCACGCCTGGCCAACGAGCTGCCGATGATTAAACAGGAGGCAAAATCATACGCCGTCCACCATGCCAACGATTTACTGGAGCCATACCGGTTCGAAGCCGCTCAGGACAAAATGACTGGCTGGGCGACCTGGTAAGCCTCGAAAAACCATTTAGCCCCCTGGTGGGGCTTTTTTAAACTGCGCTTAATAAGTAAGTACACGACTACGGTTAGAAGCATGTCCACAAGAACAGATTTGTCGAAAATCCCGGCTATCTCCGGAAACAACGGTTATTCGCTGCGCTGTCCGGAAGTGAAGATCAACGGCCATGAGGCCCATTGCAGCTATACAGTCTGCCAGCACACCATCCTCGCCTACAAAGAGAAGCGCCTCCCGGCGACATCGTTCCAGTCCTGCGCTGCGGCCATTGCTTCTGGCAAATGCCAGGCGCTGAAGATGATGCTCGAAGAGATCCGCAAAGGCGAACAGCTCTACTTCATCGATATGGCTGCGCTTATCAAAGAAGTGGAAGAGCAAAACGACCACGCCAGAACGCTAACCCGGAAGCGCAACACCATGACGATTAACAGTCTGGTTAAACGCACGAAGAAAACAGAACCAGCCAAACCCGAAACCACGT